CTCCCATACCCTCAAGCATGGGACTCCATTCTTTTTCAACCTCTGGCCCAACGTAAACAAGCGCGCAAGTTCGCTCACCAACATGTTCCTCGAGCACCGTGGCGATGCGCTGCATCAAGCGGGCTCGGCTGCGGTCGTCTTCGCAGTGGAAGTTGGCCACATCCCACACCTGGGCCAGCGTTGCAAAGCCCACACACTTCTGTCCTTGCGGAGTTGTGACGATCTCAGTCCAAACTCTGGACATGCGCGGAAGCACGCCGACCAGACTATCAAGAACGCCTTTCTCCTCAAGATAGTCGCAGAGCAGCATCCATGCCGTGTAGCAGCAGTCCTCGGCTACTCCGTCTTTGAACTTGATGATGATCGTTTGTCTCACAGCGCGTTTCGCCCTCGGTAGTTTCCCCCACTGCGTTGGTCTGACCAAGTTGGATCTGGATTCGATTGCGTGCCAGAGGTGGACCCGCCAGTCCCAGCAACTACATACAAGTCACTATTGGTCTTGGCCAGCAGCGGAGTTTTCGGACCTTCACGCCCGAATTTGCTGACCGCGCAAAGATAAAACATCGCGCTGGAGTTCCCTGGCATTGTTACGTTCAGTTGGCGGGCATCTTTGTCCCCGATTTCGGCAATCAAATTACTCTCGTTATTTTTAAACACCATCCATTGGTCCGCGCCTCTGTGGTTCTGGGAGACCGTCCAGTCAAGCTAACAATGCAAACTCACTGGCCGATATTGAAAATCCTGTACTGCGGCTGGCAACCCGCGGTAGACCAGCAGTTCTGGCGCATCTTTCGGAGATGTGGGAGCCATCTTCGGAGCTGAAAGCGCGATCACGGATTAGATCCGCCAATATCGCGCGGCATCCCAATCTCAGGACGCACGAGCAGCACGCGGCCATACCACTCGAGAGGGATTCCCGCGACCGGCGACGAGCGTGCCAAAGTTCCTCCATCTTGCGCGTGACTTTCCAACTGAACGCGTATTTGCATGTACTGAACCTTTTCCTCGATCTGCATGCGCCAAAGCGAGGTGTTCTCATCGACTTGGACTAACTGAAGGGAGTCTAAGCTATCGAGATCCTGTAATGTCAACCGCAAGTCCTTGTTGACGGTTATCTTGATGTTGCCATCTCCGAACCATTCCACCGCTCCGAAAGTCGGCCGCTTCGGTCCAGCGTTGAAAAGCATGATGCTGTCGGCGCTGTAGGTGCTTCCTGAGTCGCTGTCGCCATCCTCGAGCTGCGCAAACAAGCCCTGATCGTCGCCGACCCACAGGCGCATCTTTCCCAAAGCATCGCGCATTGACACCACTTGGTCGGGATTGCGAACAAAAGTATTGAGATTCAAGTTCCCGTAGACGTGCTCGCGACCGATTCCTCCAGCGCCGAAGTCATGCACCACAACCACTTGAGCATTGCTTACATCCAGACCGCGAATGTACAGGCAGTCCAAGTCTTTTTCGGGATCAAGCAAGTACGCCATCTCGATGCTGTCCAGGTTTGAGATTCGCGCAAGCAATGCGGCATCGTAATCCGGACTGATTGGAATAGGTCCTGATTCCGCGCGTGTCATCAGTTGCTTTTCCGCCGAGACCCAGAACGGTCCGTAGCGCGTTTTTACAAACGCCCGATGCGTGGCGATTCCACCAACCCATGTACCTTTCCACTGGACAATCGGTCTTCCAAGGCTGCTGTCCGTCGCCTGTAGTTCCGTCAAGATGGCCAGATGGTTTCGCGTCCACACCCAGATTTCGTTATCGACGGCATGATTCGACCGGCAGCGCTCGCCAGTTGGGAAATATACCTTGTTCGATGGCGGCCATGCCTGCCGTGAATCCCCGACAAATTGCCCGGAAGGCACATCGGCCTGAGACTCCGAATATCTGACGCCGCTCGGGTCATCCTCATCGATCGCATAAGCTCTGTTCAGCGCCCAAGCAACCTTGTTGAATCGCGGCGGTAGGTCGTTTCGCGTAGGTAGTTCGGACTCTGGATCCGTCGTTGGGGAGATGATCGTAGCTGTGGTCAGCGTGTTTCCAACCACAATCCACGTGCCCGTCGAGTCGATCAACGCATTCGGAACAAGACCGTTGTCGCCTGTTCTGCCGATAAGTTTCACCCACTCCTGAGTCTTCGGGAAAAGCGACAGATTGGGAAGTCCGGTGAGATTGACTACGCCGTTCGCAGTCGCCACTGTAAATCTCGCGCCTATGGACATTCGGTTGCCGACGTGCCCGGAGACAGGGTTGTAGTAGCACATGAAAAGTTGATATCCAAGATAGGAAGTGGTTGCCCAGGTCCCCGTCGAGGCCGTCGAGTAAGCAACGCTGGCGGAAGCCGGATTGTAACTGTTCGTGCCACTGGTCAGAATCCCGGTAGGCAGCCCGAGGTCGCGGAGGATTGCTCCATCGTAGATTCTCGATTCACTGCTGTTGCCCAAGATGAAACGGTTGTCGGCAAACACGCCGTTCCATGGATTGCTGTTTGAAAGAGTTGAGATTGTCGAAACCGTTGTGACGCTCGCGCTAGCGACGTTGTAGACCCGGAGATTGCTGCCTTGCGAATAGAGTATCTGACCAACGCCGCTGTGCAATTCGTAGTAAGCGGCAGAATGGATTGGAGCAGCGTCCGTGGCTCCCGTCATCGTTGGACGGGTATATCCGTGCCTCAACTGAAGAACGCCGTTGGGAAGTGGCCTCCAATTAATTTGCCTCAAGGCCTTCCCTGGACTTAATCGTAGGGGGTTTTCGCGGGAATTTATGCCACCAAAATCCGCGAACTCAACGGTCGCGCGAGACATTTCAGGCTGTACTCCAATTCTTCCGTCAAGAGGTAGACTGAATGAATGAGCAAGGATCGCCAGAACGCCACTCTGGAACGACCAACGTGCTGCCTGCCCGGTATGAATCCAGATCCGCAAGACACTGCGCTTCGGCTTGCGCTGCGATAGTTGCGCGGGGATCTTTTTGACCATAGAGATAGAAGAATGCCCGTCGTTCCATCGCTTGATACAAAACGTAATGGAAAGCCGATGGGATGATCGGTATTTCGTCTTGGTTGGCGGTGTTCCAGTCGATGACTGCTTCTCGGTAATAGATCGCAGAGTAGGAATGCACTCCCGCGGGAATCGGAGAAAGCCGCAAGATCTTTGTCGTGCCCGGCTCAACAGCCACCACTGCTGGCGTTCCGGTCGTGGTGTCGCGGATCATCTGTAGCGTTTGCAGGCTGTCTGAAACGAAAGGCAACTCCGCAACTTTTTGCGTGCCTTGAAATTCGTAAAGCGGGCTCGCAAACTGCAAAAAATCGGGGGCCAAGTTCAACGGTGTCGTGCCAATGTCCGAGAGATTGTAGGTGGGAGTTGTCGCTACACAATCAAAACTCAAGACCGCTTGGCGCCAGTGATACGGCTTTCTGTTAACAATTCTGCCAAGTTCGACGCTTATCCAGGACTCAATTTTCAGTCTCTTGACGCTGTCCTCGGTGATGTTGCGGATCGCGTCCGCGAGTTCCTGAACCTTCACGGTGCCACCGCCTCAAGCTCCGCAGGAGCCTGAATCCACTCAGCGTTCTGTTTCTTCATCTCGCCCAAACGGAACGCTCCAAGGCCGCCTGCCTTCATCACCGCTTCTTGATAGCACAGATAGTCCGCCACGCCATAGGGATATTCGCCTACGTGTCCGGGTGTTACCGAGGTGTCTACGAAGACCTGATAGCCGAGGCGCCGCGCTTTGAACATGAAGGAGACGTCTTCGCCCCATTCCTTACCCTGCGGTCCTTTCAGAAACTCGAACCAGAAGCCGTCGCCATGCTCGGCATATTCCTTCGGATGATAGGCTTGCGCCACGTCTTCAATCACCCGTTGAGAAATAAGCAGAAGGCCGGTCCCGGTCGCGTCCACCTCTACCAGTTTCCCCTCCTGCCACTTCAGGATGACACCGTAGTTCTGGATTTCGTCGAGCCACTGGCGGAAGACCGGCTCGGGAGGATCCACGCGCTTGGTGCAAAGCCCGGCGACGATATCTTTCTTGTGAGACAGCAGGCGCTCAA